AGATACCTTCACGTTCTGCTTTGGCTTCTAGTAATGCAATTTGATTCTCATCGTTTTTGTTCTTGTCAAACTGTGCTTGTGCTGCTGCTATTACTGCATCTGCATTTGCTAACATTAATCTTTCTTGCTCATTTAATACTTCTGCAAGTTTGTTGTTAGCTTCTATGCGTTCTTCAATAGTCTTGCTTTCATCATCTCTGATTTGACGTAACTTTTCAGCCTCCCTATCCTTTTGCTCTAAGATGATACGGTTTTGTGCTATACCTATTTCTGCAGATTTCTGTAGTTCTACATTTTGTTTAGCAGCTTCAAAAGTACTTTTTGCGTAAGACGTAATACCCTTAGCAGCTTCTACTACTGTTTCTGTTACCTTGTCTATCGTACCATCTACTCCTGTTAGAACATCTATTGACTCTTTAGCACCTTGCTTTACTGAATCAAATGCACCTGCGAAATCCCCTGCAAAAAACTTAGTAAAAGCATCAGCGTAGTAACCTAAACTTTCTACAAACTCATCAAATCTCTTTTTAACACCATCAATAAGTGCATCTCCTAATTCATATATAGATGGTAAAGGATTTGTAAATAAGTCTTTGAAATACTGTATTACAGTACCTACATTACTGTCTAAGAAATTAAATAAGTCGTTAAAAGCTAAAGAAAGTGCTTCTGTAGAAGTACGGAATATGTCTACTACTTTTTGATTAGAAGAAAAAGTTTCTTTAAGTAAATCAAAAGCCTTTTGTATAGCAAGAATACCAAGACCACCCTTAAACAGATTAGACATCGTGCCTAATATCTTATTTGTTTTTTTAGTTTCTTTCCCTGCGTCAGCTAAAGACTTCTCTAATCCTTCTACTTTTGATGTAAGAGATTGAATTTGTTGTAAGGCATCTTTTGCTATTGCCTCTATTTCTATTGTTTTCTTTATTGACATAACTCTTGTTTAAACTGTTTGTACGCTTCTTTTATTGTTTCTGGGTATTTGTACTTACCTAACGCTATATGGGTGTATTCTCCTATCTTATTTTCTCGCTTTGCTAATTCTAGCATTTGTAATATATTTTCTACCATCTGAATACTGTTGTATCTGCTGTTACTATTGTAGTGTCTGCTGTTGCTAATCCACTATCTACTGTTTGTGTATCTTCTGCAATTATTTGTTCTATTGCAATATCAAAGTCTTGTACTTCGTTTACTAACTCTAGGCTTGTTAGGTTATTTTCAAAGTTAGTTGTGATTTTGTTAATCTTGTACAACTCGTTAAATATTATAACCTTGTCATTGAGATTAATATTCATCAAGATACTAAGAGGTAAATATGCTTTGTATTTGAATAGCCTTCTTGAGTCATCAAAAACCTCCTGTATGTACTTCTTGTAGTATGTTTCAAACAAAGATTTGTTTGTACTATTTCTTGTGTACTCGCTTTTTTCTACTCCAAAGTGTATTGTTTGTGTATCACTTGTTGGGTCGCTACTGCTACTTGGAATAAAATAGTCTGTTAGTGAATGCTTAGTACCTCCTGCTGATTCTAAAAAGCTAATAGCTGTACCACTTGTTATTCTATGTGCATAAAACAATAATGGTTTTCCTAAGTAGGCTTCTTGTTCTTTGTTTACACTCCAACCCCATTGCGCAGTAGTATAAGTTCCTGCTGTAACATCTTTTAGTCTTTCAAACTTGTGATGTTCAAACGGTAGTTCTACTTTGTATTCTTCTGATGTAAAATCAGCTTCGTTTTTATAACTTAAAGAACCCCACTCTTGGTTATTATATTGCGTATGGAAAGATGAGAAAAATGTATCATTACCTTGATACCTAAAGTCAATAGACGAGTATGGAAACTTTAAACTTACCTCACTATTAGTCTGGTCTAAATACTCTGTAATGTCGTAAGTGATTGTTGACTCTGCATACCAATCATCTAAAGGTATTACCTCTATAACTCCATCTTTGTAATATGCTGTAAGGTTAAACATCTTAAATAGTGAAGTTAAAAAGTCTAATACCTTAATCTTTGGTAACTCTTGTTGTACTGTAGTTTTATAATCGACAGTAGTTATAATAGTGTTTTGTGCAGTTGCTTTTACAGCATCTAAACTTCGTGAATACAATACAGTAGCATTTACAGTAAACGTTGCATTACTAGCAGACTTAATCATTATACTGTATGTAGAATTACTTGCAATGTTTCCATAGAACTTTGTGCGTTTCATCTTTATCGCATCTGCAATACTTATAATATCTGCTGAACCTGTAAAGTCTTGTTCTAATAACACTTCACCACCGCCTGATACCATTACGGTATATTCTATTCCTGCTGCAACATCTACACTTAACGCAAAAAATCTATCACCACCTGTGTTGTTTACGTTTTTATATCCAGAACCATTAGACTCGTAAAACCCTGCTTTTAGATTTGTATTACCTGCTACGTTTATCCATTGTGTTGTTGAACGTTGCCAGTTATTTCTGTCTGCATCTGTAAGAACGCTTTTAAAGCCGTCTTTCTGTTTATGTAGCCACAGGTATAGGTTGTAATAATCAGCGTTGCTAGAGTTAAAGAAATCACGTGAAAATGTTAAGCCGTATTCTTTCTCTATTGCTAATACTAAAGCGTGTAATCTTATTGCAGGTTTCAAATCATCAAACACAACACCGTGTGCATTGCTACCATAATGTAGGTTTCCATTCCCTGCTGTATCTTCACCGCTATCATAATACAATCTTCTTTTTTTAGATATTAAAGGGTAGATAATAGCGTCTAATATATCTTCACCATTAACATTTAGATTTGTACCGTCTTGAAACTGTGCTTTCACATTTGTCGCATCGTATTCAATAGGGTAGTTTAAAATAGTCATATCAGACAACATCTGCTGACCAAGTAGGTCTTTTAACTCTACTGTATTTCCAAAGAAAGTAATACGATAATTTACAGGTGAGTGATTACTAACCTCAACGCTTTCTAATTTAATTCTACCTGACTTAAATGGTTTGTAGTTTAAGTATAGTTCTGCACTTCTCTTTCCTTGTACTACATTACCTGTAACAGCAGGACTGTAAAAGTGTTTAAATATCTTGTTGTTATTTTTAGATGCAGGTACGTTAAAGGTTCTAGTATAATCTGTAAATACTTTTTGTACATCAAGTACATCTTGCAAGGTTTGTGTTAAACTTACACTTTCGTCATCGTGTAACTCTACCTGTTGCCCTTCTATAAATAACTGCAACTCTACCATTATCGTACATTGTTTATTTTGTTAAATGCAAAGTCAAATCCTACTGTGTAGTTTATAAGTTTGTCATTTAGAGATGATTTTTGTGTAAACGCTTTAGACTTAGGAATAACAGGTAATGTCTTTCCTTCGTATCTTATCCATACATCTTCAGACAAAAACAGTTCTTCTATTGTAGATACTGCTGACTCTGAAATAAATCCTGTATTCATTTGTATAGATGTTTGTCCTTGTACGTTGTAACGCTGTCTTTGTCCACTATTAGTTGCATAACTTACAGTAGATGGTGTAATGTTGTTTCGCTTGTAAACCTCATCTGTTACGTTAAACGTTTCTACTGTCTTTTTAAAGAAGTACATATCTTGATAAGCACCGTATTTGTTTACGAATGTTACCTTGTAATCTGTGAACTTAGGCTCACATACGTTGTGTACTTTTACTGTCTTTAGTAAGGTAGTGTCATCTGTGTCATAAACTTGTATTGTACTACTGTCAGCAGGAATAGTAATGTACTGTATCTTTTGATTACTATTACCGCTATCTGTTATTTGGGTATCTGTACTATCAATCGTTACTTTGCCTACTCCTTCAGCAAATATTGGAAACTTACCTGCTGTGCCTTCAGGTAGATATATATCGTTTGCTGTAATAAGTGCGTTATCTGATAGCTGTGGGTTAATAGCTTCTTCAAACTCACCGTACCCATCCATAAGCACATAGTGATTAACAACAGGTGATCCTACATCAAATTCTAAACCTGTTTCACTATCTACTAATGTTTGTGATACTGTTACCCATTTTGCTACACAATTGTAGTCATCGTTAAAGTTGTGTACAATGTAATCTCTTACAAGATTAGCTATTTCAAAAATGATGTTATCTCTTGTAGATATTCTGTCTTTTGATAGAGTGTATTTAAGGTCTGTATCTGTGTAGCTACCTTGTGTACCGCTATAAATGTAAATCTTAATCGTTGCTGCTTTTAGTGCCATATCTTATAATGCGTTATCAAAGTCTGCATCTGACTCACATTGTACTGTATGAATTTCAGATATTAAACCTTCGTTATCTATTCTTATTACTTGAAATGTAGTTCCTATATTACCTGCACCACTACTAGATGGATTTTCATTTTGCGCATAGTAGTTGTTTCCACCATTAAAAGGTAAACCATTATCACAAACTGTTTCTCCTACTGCTACTGTTCCATTAACTGCGTGTGTAATACTATAAACACCGTTATCATCACAAAAAGAAAATCTTGAACTAAACGCTTGATTTGATATGTAGTATTCAACACCTGCTGTTAAACAAGGATTATCTGATGCAGGTTGTGTAAGTGAAACCGCATCTTCACAAGTTAAAGTACCGCTATTTGAATAACCACTAGGAATATCAAATGTTACGTCTATTGTTCTTGCAGTTGCGTTTGCTACCTCATTAAATTTAGCTGCGCCTGTATCTGTTGTTGCGCTTACTCCTGTTGCAACCACTCCATTAACTGTTACTTGTGCTTCATCTAATACGATTGTACCTTGTTGTGATATTCTAAAACCACTATACGCTATAATGTCATCACCACACGCTAAAGCACTAAGTTGTGTTCCTGCTTGTTGCACATCTTTTGTACACAATAGATAATCGTTTAAGTCAGTAGAACCCGCAGGTGTCGCATTGTCAAAACCACTTGGTACTCTAAAGTAAAGTTTTAGTGTTACCGTTCTTTCTGTTGTGTTTGTATTAGCAAGATAATCTGTGGTAGTGTAATCTGTTGCACCTACATACACTTTATATATAGATGCTATTGATTCGTATGATGGTCTTGTAATAACTCCTGCTTGTGTTATACTACCACCTGTAATGTTTAAATCACTACATTCTAAATCTCCTGTGGCTGCTGCTGTTACTGTAAAAGGGTTAGAAGATGTTGTACAAGCATCGTCATTATTTTGTGCTGTAACTGTAAACGTTGCACTTACCCCTGTTGATGCTGTTGTAAAAGATAATGTTTCTGATACACTCGTTAATGTAGTTGGTGAAAATTCTATTGCAGAAGAACCTACTCTATTGACTACATATTTTTTAAATGTTGCACCACCTTGTTGTGTAAAGAAAGAACCTAGATTTACCGTTTGTGCTGTTTCATCTAAGTTAGTAATATCTGCGATTGTTCCTGTAAAGGTTGCCATATTGGTATTAGTAGATGCATCACAACTTGCAGCTGGAGCTACTTGTGTAAATGTCTGTGGACAGCTAATTGTTGCATCTGCTGTGTTGCTATATCCATCTGGAATACGAATAGTGTAGTTTACAGTTCTTAAAACACTACTATCTCCAATATTAAGTGCTGCAAAACTTGTTACATCTCTATCTATAATAGTACCCTTTAATATGTTAGGTTCTGTGATTGTACCGTCTGGTGCTACGCTAAAATTTGTTAGGTTAGCTGTAGTACAAGTAAATGCTCCTAATATTGGTGTTGGTGCAGTTGCTTCTATGTAGAATGGGCTTCTTGCGTTTATTTTTGTACTCATCTTTTAAGTGTAAATTCTAATAATTCTTCTACGTCTAATCCGTATGCTTCTATAATTTCGTCTGGTAATGTTTTAAATGCGTTTTGGAATGGTTGCGTAAAAAACAAACTTGGTTTAATACCTTTCTCAAATATGCTTCGTTGTATTAAAAACGACATACTCTTGTAAGACATAAACTTTCCTTTCTTATCTCTAAATTGAAATCTGCGTTTGCTAATCCACTCTTCTAATGTTTTGCGTGGTGGTCTTTTAGATGTGTAACTAAATGGTGTATTGTACTTCTTCTTTGTACCACTTACACCCTTGTCTTGAAATACCCCATAATCCTCCATAAAAAACGATAAGGAGAATGAATTAGGATTGACCTTTACTTCTCCATCAATGCTGTTAAATAGCTTCTTAGAAACGCTCTTACCCTTCTTGGTAAGCATCGCTCTACTTTGGTTTATAACTATCCCCTTAAACCTTTCTAACGCTTCTCTTGTATGTCCTTTTGTTAGCATATAGTCATATCGTTTTCTACTATCACATCAAAGGTGGCTACCCACCCTGCTAACTTGTTTTCAAATCTATCTACAAATGGTTCACATCCTACTGCACCTATTACTTGGAATTTGTCTGTATAAACATCACCTCTTTGTAAAATTGCTATTAGTCTGTTAAGGACTGCAAGTTGTGTATTCATTACATCTTGCTCATTGTCGTTTCCTACAAAGTCATCTTCTACTTCTTCCTTGCTTTCATCTACTACATCCATTGCAAGTACACTAATGTTAAATGTAAGTGTGTTGTTTGCAACGCTGCAGTTATTTACTATAATGTGTGATAGGGGGAATATGGTTTGTTTGTTTAAGTCCACATCATCTAAGCTACCATAGGTTACAGTATTTACAAAAGGCTCTGCTGCTAGTGTATCTTTGATTTTGTCTGTTATGTTGTAAAAGCCTGTCATCTTCTTTTAATCTGTTGTTTTTCTAATTCTATCTTCTCTTTCTCAAATGCTAAATACATTAGACATTCGTGAACGTTTAGTTTAGTGATATTCTCAAACTTGGTAACATCTCCTTTAGCAATTCCATAGATGCTTTGATACCATCCCCATTTTTTCCCAAATGTTGCTGCTGCTGTGTAGTCATTTCCTTGCCCACTTCCTGTTCCAAAAAGTTCAGGGTAGTTTTCAGCAACTCGTTGTTTAAACGATAAAAAAAAACCATAGCACCCATTACAACGTCTAAAGGCATCTTCTTCATTTGTTCTGCCAACTCTAAACCATTATAATCTTGTATCTGGTATCTATCACCCTTTTTTAGTGTAACAGGTCTAAATAGAACAGCCATTGCTTTGTGCATACTATCCCAATCTGTAAAGTTTTCATCAAGGTCTACATACTCACCTAACGTCATATCATCTAACATAGGAATAAATCCATATTCCTTGCCACCCATTGTGAAGGTTCTTATAAGGTCTTGCTTAGGTTCAAACAGTCTATTAATGTCGTTTAGTATCTCCTGTACTGACGTAAACTTAATCTTTGCAATATCTTTTAAGTCAAGGTTGCAGAATATCTCTACGGTCTTGTGCATCATAAATCCTGTATCTTGATTGTCATCTGTATTGATACGTGCAAACTTCTGATACTGCTCTAATGTAACTTCTCTAAGGCTACTTGGTATTAGTATTTCTACTTTCATATAAGTACAATAAAATTATGTGGAATGTGTATAAAAAGAAAGAGGTAGAATTTCTTCTACCCCTGTCTAACCAATGTTAACTAAACTAATCAAAAATGAAATATATTTCTAAGTTACAAATTTTTTTAACATATACAAATACATCTCGTTTATTTTTTCTTCTAACTCTTTACTGTTCTGTTCGTAAGAACCTTTACCCATTTTCTTTTGTCCTTGTAAATCCATCACAAGCTGAACAGGATAAGGCTTCTTTGACCAACCTCTACCCATTGGGTGCTGCTCTACAAAAAACCCTTTGTTCCAACAACCACTATACACCTTGTGTCTAATACGGTTGTCTTTGTTTATCTGTTCTAACGTGTAATCACTGCCCATACTAATACTTTGTATGCTGTTAGGAATCCTGCTGCTTGTGCAGTCATCAAAATCAGTAATTGTTTTCCTGCTCTAATAAGTTCTGGTCTGTTGCGTTTAGCAAATACCATTTCTGTAAGTTCCATAAATTCTCTCATAATAATAATTGTTTGTTGGTTCAAATATATAAAATATTTTTAATAGATAAAATAATTTCCTTTGTGTGGGTTCTCTAATGTATCAGTTAAGATGTAACGTGCAGCATCTATACAGTCAGGGTGTTCTCCTGTTGGTTTCTGTAAGGTGTTCCCTTCTTTATCCTTTGCCCATATATATCCTTGTAATTCCCTTTTTAGGTTCTTGCTTCTTGATGTTATATAAAGTTCGTTTTGGTTCATTAGGTTGATTCCATATACTACTGAATCCCTACCCTTGCTTACAGGTGTTACTGTATGTCCATATCCTTGCAGTTCTGCAATACTCTTTGGTTCTGCTGAATCAGCTACAATTGCTTCTGTGATTCCATTGCTTTGTAAGAACCTACTTATATCTCTATTGAGCATTCCTTTCTTGTATAGAACCTCATCATATATGTAAGCATCATTCCATTTGTATAGTGCTATTAGTGTAGTAGGGTCTACTGAATAACCAAAGTCCATTCCATAGCCTAACAATCTAACCTCATCAGGCACTCTGTCTATTTCTTTCCAATCAGGAATACATACACCCTCTAAACTGCCTATCTCTCCAAGACCGTACACTCTCCACCAATTTGCCCAATAAGTAGATGTCTTTGCTTTGTCCTTAGCTTTCTCTATTTCTCTTACGATTGTATCAGGTAATGAATCGTTATCCTTGTAGGTTAGTGTAACAAAGTCTGTATCTTCTTTTCCTACTAACTCCTTATCAACCCAAAATAGTGCAGCAGGGTTATAGTCTAACCAAATGTTTCCACTTGTTCTTACTACTAATTGTTGGTAAGCATCAAAGGGTACATTGTTACACTCATTAATGTATAAGTCTGTTCTCCTTGCACCTCTTAGTTTGTCAGGTTGGTCAGTTGAAAAGAACTCTATGTAGCTGCCATTAGTAAACGTGTATTTTAAGGTACTTTTATTTAGTTGGTTATCCTTATATCTATTCATACCCTTTAAGATGCCTAAGAAGTCCTTGTATGCGCCTCTACGTAGGTGTGGTATGCTTTCACTTACTACACTAATCTCCTTCCCTTCATTCCTTATAGCGTAGTCAATCAAGATAAGCAGGATACAAATAGTCTTTCCTGCTGATGTACCTCCACGTACAATTTTAACCCTGCTGTTGAGGTTTCTTAGTTTGGTAAGTGCTTGTGTTTTCTTTATCTGCATATATTTTACAGATAGGGTTTAGGTTATCCCTAATCTATAAACAAAGGTACATCTTCGTTGATAGAGATGTCCTTAGTTTCTTTTGGTTTCCCAAGATAGTAGTTAAGATAAAGAGTAACCCATTTAATATCTCCTGACTTTACACCTTCTGCTAAAGCAGCTAACGCATCATCTTCTAATGGGGATAAACGTTCTACAAGTTGTATTTCTTCAGCCTTAGGTTTTCTACCTGCACCTGCTCTTGCACCACCGTTAAACTTCCTTTTATCCAATTTGAAAAAGTTTGATTATTCAATATCTATATACTAACAATAAGATTTATATTGTTTTGTTAATCTCTAAAGTATTCTATAACTGATATAGCTAACAATCCAAATGCTGTAATTACAAATAGTAGTAGTGAGTATTCCATTATAGTTCTGCGTATTTAGAGTATCTATCTGTCTTGTAATATCCATTAAGAAAACTTGTTAGTCTATATAGTCTATACTTTGCTTTCTCTGCTAATTCTATTGCATCATCTCTTTCTTGTTCTGCAACTTCCTTATATCTTATTAGCTTTTCTATGTGGGTTTCATTCTTTTTTACCTTAACCTTCTTTAAAACTTTTCCTATGGTTTCGTATGCTTGTAATTCACGTTGGTATAAGTTAGGTTGTAGTTTAAAGTTGTCAAACATTCTAAAACCGTATAATGCTGTAGCGTGGTCTTTGTTAAATAGGTCTGCTATTCTTTGTAGTGAGTAAGGTGTGTATTCTCTTGCTAATCTGTAATAGACTGCTCTTGCTAATACGTTTCTTTGTTTTCTATTGTTTTGGTGCAGGTTTGTTTTTAACTCTGCTGCTACCATTTCTGCTATATTATCTAATATCATTCTTTTTCTCTTTGATGTTGTTTATTGTATCGTATCTTGTTTCTTTGATTGCTTTAAGGATTCCTGCACAGGCTTCATAGTCCTCTACATCTTCATAGAGTTGTATTATATCTTCTAGTTCCTGTATGCTTACTCCTTCTTTTATGTCTAGTAAGGTAAGCAAATAAAATTCTTCTATTATGTCTTTGTCCACTAAAACATTCTTATTTGTGATTGATGGTCTTTTAGTCTTTTACTTGCTGCTTCGTAATAATCTTTGTCTAATTCATATCCTGTTAAATCATATCCTAAGTTATGACAAGCAATGGCTATCGAACCACTACCCAAGTGAGTGTCTAGTATTTTATCGCCTTCTTTAGCATAATTCATAAGTAACCACTCATACAAAGCAATCGGTTTTTGTGTCGGATGTATTTTATCTGATGCAGATGTATTGCCTTCTAACCCTCCATAGTACCTATAATCAAATTGCTTTGCAACTTTGTTAAAACTTGTGTAAGCCAATTCACCATCTGAAAAATTAGGCACAGGATTTCCTTTGTACCAAAATATAAAACCTTTGCACCCGTTCACCCATAAGGCAGGAAAATAATTTGCACCCCACACAATTTGATTTTTACTGACTCTTATTAATTCGGCAAAATATTTATCAGTTGGTATTGAATCGTCCCAATTACTTTGTTTATACTTATTAGCCTTCACCCTTGTTCCATCGCTTGTTTTA